CAATATTGTTCCTGATAGCGGTGGTTTGGCTATGGCACAAGCCAGTCAGAATATAGCTAATGCTATTACTAACATTACTCAAACCATAGATCAGAGTCAGTTAGATACAGCTCTTTTAGAAGCTGAATCTCAAGGTATTAATATTGGAAGCGTTGTAGACGATGATGGTAAACCAAAGCCATTGGATTTAATGACATTAAATTCTGCATTTAAACCTGATATGTATAACAAAGCCAATGAAGCAAAAGCAAAAGCTAGATTTAAAAAGTTTGCTATTAATGCTTTTGGCTTAAACGTACAAAATCATGTTGCAGATTATGCCAGTTTAACCTTAGACAAACATCAAGGCGATTTTGCTGATGGCAAAACAGTAGTCCAATCTAAATTACAATCTTATTCAAATGAGTGGAAAAGCAAAGTAGCACCTGAAGTTTGGAATGAAATACAACCATCTATAAATCAAATTGTTGGAAAACATACAAGAAAAGCATCAGCATTACATTTACAAAATCTTAGAACTAAAGCTCTAGTAACGGCTAATAAAGAATTAGTTAATTTAGCCAAAGACAAAAGTGATTTTATTGTTAGCGAAACATTAAATGACTCTGATGTAGAAACAAATAATGATCTTGCAAAAAGAGAAGCTAAAGTATTTGAAATAATAAAAGCCAACACAACAAGTGAAGCTGATTATCAAAAAGCCTTATCTTTATATAACGGAAATTTGCAAAGTTTGGTTGTAGAAAAATCTGTTAATGCCGCATTTATAGCTAAAATGCCTCAAAGTGAAATTGAAAGAATGATTAAGGATATAGCTGAAACTAATACTGATCCTAATATTAATTCAGAAACTATTCAATCAGTAGGAACAAATAAAATTAACCAATTATTTGGAATAAAAAAACAACAGGAAGCAGAAAAATACAAGGAATCATTAGAAATATTTAGAGACATTAGTTTAAAAATTATAAGTGGCGATTTAAACACAATGCCTACTGTTACTGATATTGATGCTTTAGAAATAGAAGATGAACATAAAACGTCTTTAAAGCAAATTTTAAGTGGTAGAAGTCAAAATCTTACAAGCCAAGTTAATAAAATAAATAAAAATAAAAATTTATTACTTTTAGATAGCATAGAAAACGGAACTCCATACCAATCACAATTAGATACATCAGTATATATGCAAAGAATAAAAGAAGGTTTGGTGGACGTTCCTGAACTTATAAAATTTAGAAATATATGGTCAAAAAGATTTTTTTCAGAAGAAGCTGATAAAATGGACACTAATTTTGCACCTTATTTTGCAGAATTAGGAAGTTCATCTAGCTATATACACTCTCCAAGTTATTATTTAAATAACATTCCAAGACTTAAGGAATTAGGTGTTATAGGAAAAGCACTACCCAATAGACCAAAACCTTTAATGACAGTACAGCAATATGTAAACAAAGTTAGTGAATATAGGAAAAGATATGATGTTGAATCAGAAAATCGCATTACATCTATTAGTATTAAAGAAAGCCATTCTAAAGGAGGTATGGTTGGTAATCAAAATACAATTAAAGAATTAGAGAAAACAAAAAGTGTTCCTTATAAAGTACGATTAAATAATCAAAATGTTGATTTAAATATATTGTCTGCTGATCCAGACGTTGCTAGTGCAAGTCTTGTTAAAGCCGTAAGATTTACAACTGATTACAATACATTGCACCCATCATTGGCAGAAGCTTTTAAACAAATAGGCAATGTAAATGATCCTGAAATGTTTACTAAAATAACAATGGCATATTCTATGTTATCTGAAAGTTTTAAAATAAATCAAAAATCTGATTCCAAACTTGGAGTTGTTTTAGAAGCTTCAGGTGTAAATGATTATTTAATTAGTAATTCAAGAATCAATGGTTTGGATTTAACAAATAAACTTGCTGTAGCTAATCCTGAATCAAAACAAAGAATTATATCTAAATATGCTGCAAATGGTGAAACTGAATTTGAGGTTTTTGAAAAAACATTTAAGTCTTTTGTAGATCAAGATTTTATTACTAGTTTGATAATGGAAAACACTCAAGTAGGTGTTTTGTTTTCAATGGCAACAGGAATACAATTTGGTAATTATGAAAAATCAGGCGATATGAAAAAGTTAATTAATGATTTTCAAAGCCAAAATGGAATGGATAATCTTAAAGATGTATTAATAAGTGATCCTAGAATGATGACTGTTATGAATGATATGTTTTGGGCATACGCATCTAGTGGAGACGTAACTCCTGACAATAAAGGCATGAACTATGCAATGGGTAAGGTTTTACAAAAACTGTTTAATCAGATTGGAATTACTGAAGATAAAGATGGAACTAAACGATGGACATTCCACCCACCATTAAAGCAATTTGAAAGCACATTGCCTGCAACCCAAACTGAAGATGGTGTTTCTGAAACTATACCAGTTACACTTAAACATGAAGATTTATATAAATATATTCATTATAGCATTAATGGTCAGCCAAATTTATGGAATACAAATGATGGCTTTTTAGAAGGTCATAACAATATGAATTATGATATTGTGCCTAATGAAAATTTTGGAAAAACACCTTCATATTCTATTTATATTAAAAACGAATATGGTGGCAGACAGTTAGTAAATAATAACTTTAGGTTTGATTGGGCAACTTCTCCTCAAAACGAAGCTTATAAAAATGCTATTAATACTATAGAAGATAACGATTTTAGAAAATGGGTATATGGTTTGCCAGGAATGGAAAGGCAACAAGTTAGAGCTATATATAATAGATGGAACTCTAATATGGACCCAAATTCTATAATTTTAGAATTACAAACTTTATATAATAAAGCACAAAGAATACTTCCTTTACTTAAACAAAAGCCATTAAATTTAACTCAATATGATGCCGCAAAGAAAAATGCTTTTCTTAAATCACTAGGTTTAGATTTTAGCTTGTGGTTAGAAAAATAATGGATAAAGCTCAATTTCTAAAAACTATGAATGAGCCTACATACAATCAAGATGTGTCTCCATTTAATGAAAGTTTATTATTTTTTGATGACCATTCCCCCTACATACCATCAAGTAAAGAAGTATGGGCATCTTCATTTAGACAATATGCACCATACGAATCTTTAACAAGAATGTTGTTTGATCCTGATTTTGAAGATGAAGAAGGATATGATTATGCGTCTGATCCACAACTGGAAAATTATCAAGGAAGTGCTTGGAGATTTTTAAATAGTGGTAGCCGTGCTGAAACAGCACAAAGAATTAAAAATTTAAATGTTGATTTAGAAGATCAAAATATATTAGCCAATACAGATCAATGGGTTCCGCAAGTCGTTTCAACTCTTGCCACTCCATCAATAATGGCACCTTTGGCTCCCTTAAGAGTATTAAGATCGTCACGATTAGGCAAAAGATTTACAGGTGGTGCTTTATTTACTGCTACAGTTTTAGCACCTGAAGAATTAATGATGGCAAGTGAAATTGAAAATAGAACTTTAGGACAATCTGCCGTTGTCTTAACAGGAGCTGGTCTTATTGGTGGATCATTAAGTGCAGTTCTTGGTAAATACAGCAATAGAATTTACTTTAATGATGGCAAAGGTGGTGTTTTATGGAGTGAATCTGTTGATCCAACGGCTAAAGTAACGACAAAAACAAAATCTAAGCCTTTTAATCCAGTTAAAGATGTAAAAACAAACTCATGGAAACCAGTAGGAGCTAACGTAAGTCCTGAAAGACAAAGGCAATCTATGTGGCAGTCTATGGAAGGCGATGCTCTAAAAGAAACTGGTGTTGGTCTGGAAAAACTGCCTTGGAATCCTGTTATTAGATTAACGCAAAGTCCTAATCCTATAGTCAGAGGTCTTGCAAGCCAAATGGTTGATTTTGGTGGAATGATACAGAAAAAAGTAGCTGGAGAAGAAGCTATGTCTCAATCTGTAGAAGCTACTTTTAGAACTACATATACCCCTAGCCTAGTTAATGTAATGAGAATGATGGACGAACAATATCTTTCTTATCGTGGTTTTATGGCTAAAGAAGGCGATATAAGTCGATCATTACAAATGTTAAGACTTAAAGGTAAAGACTTTTTAAACAAACCAACTGGCTTAACAGAATATCAATTCAGAGAAAGAGTATCTAATGCCCTTAGAAATAATGGCGATCAAGTAACTGATGGTGCTACATCATATGTTAATAGTGCAGCTTCTAAGGCTAGAGAGCATTTAGATGTTATAAAAAACCAAGCTACAGAAGTTAAGCTATTTGAAAGAGCTTTACAAAAACAAATAAAAAAACTTGAAGATCAGATAAGTAAATCAGGTGGATCAACAAAAACAGCTTTGGAAGCACAGTTAGCAAAAGCCAAAGCAAACTTGGCAAGAATACAAGCTAATGGTGTAAATGTTAATACTGCCGATGGGTTTTTACCTAGAATATGGCGTGTTGATAAAATCATGGATAATTCTGAAGCTTTTTTAGAAATTGTTAAAAATTGGTCAAGAACTCAATATGGATTATCTAATGCCAAAGCAACTAAATTTGCCAATGAAATGATCGATCAGGTTACAAGAAATAAACCTTATTATAATTTAGATGAAGGTATTGATAGTATTGACTGGATTACACAAGCTTCATCTACAAAAGCCAGAACATTTGAGATTCCTGATAGGCTTGTTGTTGATTTTTTAGAGAATGATGTAGAGGCTATTTTAAGACATCACACAACTACAATGGGTATGGATATTGAGCTTACAAGAGCTTTTGGTGATGTTTCTATGGGCAATGTAATTAAACAAGTCACAGATGAATATAATACCATAATAAAACAAGCACCCACTACTGCTGAGAGGCAAAAACTAGCTAAACAGTTAGAAGATGATTTAAGAGATATAAGGGGTTTAAGAGATAGACTCAGAGGAACTTATGGAGCTTCCAAAGACCCTCATGCTTTATCTAGTCGTGCAGTAAGAACTATGAAATCATTTAATGTTCTTGTAGGTATGGGTAGTGCCGTTGTGAGTTCTGTTCCTGATGTTATGAGAACTATTATGGTTGAAGGATTAAAAGCCACTAATGAAAAAGGATTAAGGCATTTTTTCAAAAATTCCAGAACTGTTATTAAGCAATTATCTAAAAAAGAATTAAATAAAGCTGGTATTTCAGCAGATGCCTACCTTGGCTTACGATCAGCACAATTTACAGACATAGGCGATATGTTTGGAAGTCGTTTTGCTTGGGAAAGAAATATGAACCAAAGTGTTGGTATTTTCTTTATGCTTAATGGTTTAAATTACTGGAACCAGTTTATGAAAGAATTTGCTGGTAATGTAACTATGCTTCGTATGACTGAAAATATTATGCAAGATTGGTCAACTATTTCATCTAGGGATAAAGAAAAGTTTCTTGCTAATGGTATAGATCAGCAGATGCACTCACGTATGCAGTTACAAATGAGAAATCATGCAAAACAAGAAGATGGCGAATGGCTTCCTGAAACAGATTTATGGACTGATGCTACTGCACGATTAAAGTTTAGAAATGCTTTAAATCAAACTGTAGAAAGAACTATTATAACCCCAGGAGCTGGAGACAGAGCTTTATGGACATCTACTGAACTTGGATCATTAATGACACAGTTTAAAGGTTACGGACAAGGTGCAATGGTTCGTCTTTTAACGGCTGGATTGCAAGAAAAAGATGCGGCATTTTGGCAAGGTTTAGCATTGCTTGTTGGTGCGGCAGCTATAGTAAATGAAATTAAAAATGTTCAGTATGGAATAGATGATAGTAAAGATACTTACAATGACAAGTTAATTAATGCCATAGATAGAAGTGGTGCTTTGGGGTGGTTTACTGATGTTAACAATAGTCTAGAGAAAATATCAGATTATAAGTTAGGCATGAGAAATATGTTTGGTAGTGCAACCGAAAAGCCAATACCTAGTGGAGCTAAGTTTGGTGCTATATTTGGTCCTGCGGCAAGTAACTTGTCTACTGCTGGCTCAGTTGCAAGTGACATTATTAGAATGGAGGCAGATAATAACACGGCAAAATCTGCACGTTTTATAACTCCTGGGGGAAACCTATTTTGGGCAGACCCTATTATGGACGGGATTTTTAATAGTGATGTGAATTAACAAGAAGGTGCAATATGAGTAAAGGTTATAATTATGGCTACTATATCTATTGCAGACAACGA